CACTTGAATGGGAGGAGCGCCCTTGATACGGGCCATGCCACCATCAGCCATATTCATGACCTCATTCACAGAAACGCCTTCCATTTGAGCGACGACCCCTGGGTTTTTCTTCCGAAGAACCTTTTGGCCCTTGCTGAGTCCGCCATCTTCCATACGCATTTCATAGCCACCCATGCCCGGAGAAGGCATCGGACGGCGCATCATGCCACCCATGTTCATACCTTCGGCATCATTCATACTCTTTGCCTTTTTCATAAGACCACCTGCTTCCTTTTTAGAGACATCCATCTGCTCAGACATCTGGTTAACCATTCTGCTCTTAGCCATTAAAAGACCCTCACTTTCATCATTCCGCCACGGTTAGCGCGTTTTACCGATTTTACCCTACGAGGTTCACCAGCAGGTTGCCCCAAACGTTTCTTCTGAGCAATCCTAGACCTTTTCTCAGACGATGTTAACTCTCCGGATGTCTTAGGTGTTTCCTTAGAAACACGTTTGCTAGGCCTGCAATAAGGCGTGCCTCTCTTCTCGCCTTTCTTCCTGCCGCAAGGTTTACCTGTTCTCACATCGATCCAATCTTCCTTGAACCAACGTTTGAGAGAGGCACCCTTCTTTGTCTTGCGGACAGCCATTAGTATATCTTGACCTCACGGCCACCATGACGAGGCATCACGGCTCCGCAACCATTAGTCCGAACAGTGCCGCCAACAGCTCTTTTAGTCTTGTTGCCCCAGTTACTAGCGCCAACCTTTCGACATTTTGCTATTGCTCCGGACGCATACGCAGACGGGAACACCTTATAGCGTGCCTTAACTTTTCGATAACAAGCGTCTTTTGTAGCCATCAGCACTTCCACCTTTTACGAGCCTGCCGAATACGCGAATTAGGGTCGTTTCTGGTCTTGGCAGAGCTTTTCTTCAACTGCCCTGCGGACCTAGCGCAATAGGACTTACGACGCTTTGCCGCCGCGCTGCCCTCCTTAACTTTCCCCGTAACCGCTGTTTTAAGCTTAGACCCCGGATTAGCCCTGCGATAAGCAGCAACACCCTTCTTCGTCATTCCAGCACCCTTGCTGGTCTTACGATAGTTGGCGCTTTTGCCAGTAGTAGTGCGTCTAATGGCCATACTGTTTCACGTGAAACATCACGCCCTCTTCCTAGCCTTCTTCTTTGCGGAAGCAGACGGCAACTCGGAATAGTGATAAAGTCTTTTGCTATTAGTGCCGTGTTTGGATCCGCTATGAAGATCGCCGTTGGGCATCTTGTGTCTCTCACCAGGATGCTTAGTTCCATCCCTAAAGTAATGGGTCATGTTCTTGGCCATCTCTAGTTACCTCTTCCCGGTGTTCCTTGATTAATCCGTTCGCGGTTAACCTCGGCACGTAGTAGGGCAATATCCTCCTGAGAATCAATCTTCTCTGCGGACATCTCTTCCTTAGCTTCCTCTTTCTCAATATCAAACAACAGGCGCTGATCAAACTCTTTCGTCTTACGCTGTAGATCTGCCGCTTTGATGTCCAGTTCCTTAGAACGAAGCTCCACTAGAGGATCTACTTCCCCTTCCGGTGGCGGCATTAGAGTTGACATGACCTCTTCAGTATACTGAGCAATAAGCTCGGCAACCTTTGCCTCTACGTCAACCGGCGGAGGCTGCTGACCCGTCTGCATAGCCTGCTCCATCATGGACCGCATCTCAGCGTCAACGACACCTCGAGCCTTGAACGCAACATGTTCACAAAGATGAGCCTGCAAAAGAGCAAAGATAGGGGGAGAAGAAGCCGCTATAGGTGTCTTCATAAAGATAATGTGCGCCGTCATGTGCGCGTCGTGATCCTGCGTCGGAAAAGCCTGCAAAGCCTCCTGAATGATAGACTTAGCATTCTCAATTGCCGGATCAGTTGGTTGAGCCGGCTGTGGCGTAGGAAGTAACGTTTCAATGTTAGTAACGCCTATCGCTTCATAAATACGACGATACGCCTCATGAAGATTGTGCATTTGCGGGTTTGACTGAGCTAACTCAAGCTGTGTCTGGGCAAGTGCAAGACGTTGCGACATTGAAAAGATATTTGGGTCCGATACCGGAATAACATCTACACGATCATCGAAATCAGTCTGTTTAATCGAAGCTTCGGCGCCATACACATCATACGGGTACATGGGTGGAAGTGACTCAGCAAACACTCTAGCAAGCATCCTGAACTCTTGCTTCTGTGCGTAGTGCAGGCGCTTGTGTATGGCTGACATCACCTTAGAACCACGCTCTAAAAGAGCTACCGTGGTTCCAACCGCTGCCTGCTGGTTTCCGTCCCCTACTTGCAAGTCTGCAATAGCTGCAAAGCGACGACCGGCATCCACGACAAACCCTAAAAGAGACATCAGCGTCTGGCTGGGCTCTTTGTAGGGAAGAGGCATAATACTTTCTCGTAAAGCACCGCCGGGAACATCAATATCGCGAAACTCGCCAGGAGACAAAGGCTCGTCAGAATCACGAATCCTAATACCGCGAGCTTTAAAGCCAGCAGGAAGGTTAGCGAGAGTACCTGCATCAATAAGTTGCCTCAAAATAGATGTGGCGGATCGTCCGAGACCACCAATCATGTGGAGAAGCCCAAATCCGTAGAAACCTAAGCCAGGGAGGAACTTATAGTGCGAGAAGTACTGTATTTTTTTGTAATACTCGTCGCCCTCGTTCCAGTTTCGTCGCACAGACAGAACCTTCTGACTTCCCTCGTCTATAGTCACGATGTAGGGGAGCTTAATTCCGGTCTCTTCGCCATCAAGAGGGCTAACATGCTCAAAACCAAGGAGGTCAAGATCGGTATGCACCTCTAAAAGGGTACAATCCTGATCATCGCCGCCTGTTCGCTCAATTCCGGAGAGACTACGCTCCTTTTCACGAACTTCGTCGTCGCTTTGGTAAGCTGAAATGTCCACGTCGCGGTAAAAGCCAGCAGCCTGGTTCTTTCTTACGTCATTCGTGTTCATCCGAATGACATGAGTGACACGCGAGGCCGAAGAAAGGTCCGTTGCGTTGTACGGTACAACTAAATCATCTGCCGGAACGAAACGAGAAACCGCTCGATCTAAAATATCGTCAAAGTAAACCTTTTTAAACGCGCTCCCGGCTAAGGGGAGATAAAACAGAAGGCGATCCATCTCCGGATCGTACTCATCCATAACGTGAGTGATCTGAAAGTTCATGAACTCCTGAACACGATGAGATTGCTGCTCTACTTCAGGTGTCGTCGCGCCAATAATCTGGGTTCGTACTGGTCCAGAACTTGGAAGGAGCTCCTTGTAAGCCTGCGCTTGGAACTGGGTCACCGCTTCAGCAATAACGGGGTGGGTGACGCCGCTAGAACCCCTAAACGGCTGATCTCGGTTCTCATATTTAAGACCAAGCAGATCAAGACCTTCAGTATAAGCGTCTTCCCACTCTTGCCGTCCAGCTTTGTCGTCTTCGTAATAACCCATCAGTTCCGAACTGATATCCATCAACTCACGTTCGTCCAAAACTTCCGCAAGATTTGCGTCGGGATCAGTTTGAAGTTCTTCCCCCATCATCGATTCAAACTGATTGCCAAAATTCAAAACAACCGAACCGTCTTCTTCTTCAATCATCTCAGTAGGATCTTCAATTTCCTCTACTTCGATCTCTTGATCGGACAGCCCACCAAGAGGCATTCCTCCGGAAGGCATTCCTCCATCTATTAAGGAAGTCGGTTCATTAGCCATTTGCTACATACCCTTTTCTTGATTGTCTTTCGGCTTCACGGCTTTTTCATAGTAAATTATAATCTGCTTTTGCTGTTCTAGGAACCGCTTAATCTCAACCATGTTCAAAGCTAGCGTCTCGTAGTCTCGCACGCTTAGTGCGTAAAACAAAAAGTCTCCGTTCTCTGCAACGAACCTCTGCCGGAACTCCTCGAACGTATCCTCGGTAACAACATAGAAGTGTATGTCGTTTAAAGACATAGGGCGAGGTCGGTTCTGCGTGGGTATCTGACGCTCAACCTCAACGGTCTTTATTGTGACCGGCAGTATGTCCTTGAAGCTCGTGCAGCTACTTAGCAGCAGGGGCAGGAGCAACAGCGCCGGAAAGAACTTCCAGCGAGCGGAACAATTTTGCTGTGCCATTGTTTATCTTACCCTCTACCAAACCCGGTTTTTTCAAACTAAGTGCCGCCAAATCATGCTTTCTCAGCTTGCTGATTAAAACATCCTTATACACGTTCGCCTTGTTGAGGTTCGTCTGTAGCTCGCTGGTTAATTCCGCAAACCGGTCTCGGTCCTCAATCAAAGTGTTAATTGTATCATCTTGGATAAGTTTTGCCGTCTCCAGCTTGGCTGTGTTTTCGGTCAGTATCTGAATACGCTGCTGACTGTCTTTGTAATAGTAGTAAGCACCATAAGCAGAACTGCCTACGAAACCAACAACTACAATAATCGCGTATATCTTGAGCATTATTTACCCTTCGACATATATGCTGTCATACCCATATAGGCTCCGACAACACCTGCTTGGCCGATATAGAACAAGCCGAACAAGTCAGATAACGCTTTAATCCTACCATCTGGGAAGATTGGAAGAAAGACTGCAAGTGTAAAGAAGATCATAGACAGCATGGCTACCCACGCCATACGACGCTGCGCGTCTGCCTTCTCGTGTTTTTCCAAAGCCTCCACCGCCGCTAATTCCGAATCACTAACAACGCCGTCGCCGTCGAGATCAAGGTCGTTGTGCTTTGAGTCTTTCTGTAGTTTCTTCTGTACCATACTACGTTCCTTATTTTAGCAATGGGTTGTCAAGGGCGCGCTGTAGCGTCTTGTTTAACCGAGCCTCTAGGGCATCGAGCTTGGCATCGACGCTGTTTATCTTGCTGTCGAACCTCTCTGATGCAGACGAGCTAATGTCGCGTAGCGTCTTCTCAGCTTGGCGCATTGCAGCGCGTGTATCCGCATCAGCATCTCGCGACCGGCGATCTACAGCGCTGATAGCCTCGTACAGTTTAGCGCTGTCGCTGCGAACATCCTCGCGCAGGTCTCGGGATAGCTGTTGTATTTCTGCCACGCGCAACCGGACACTTGCCATCTCTGTGGTAACGGCATCAACCGTCTCGTTTTGCACCGCCAACTCCTGACGAATGCCGGACAGGTCGGGGGCGCTGTAGCTAGATATCTTTGCCTTCATGTCTTCGTAGTCTTTCCAGAACTCAAAGCCGCCCCACAACGCACCGCCTGCTGTAGACAGAGCCGTTAGCACAACCACAATTTTGCCGCCCTTAAACTTGATTCCGCCAACTTCTATCTCAGCCATTACTTTTCTTTCAATTTGTTCATCTGGTCCCATAGGGAGGAGATGTTCTTGTTTATTTGATCAACCTCGGCGCGTATTTTAACCGTCTCGACATAGGTGTCTCGGCGCTTGATGTCCGTAGCTAAAATATCGAGATCACGCCGAAGGATGTGGACGACAGAGTTCATCTTCACGGCGGCTGCAAAAGCGCCCAGAACAACAAAAATCTGTGACCAATACTCCAATACAAAATCCATTATCGGTTCCATTCTGATTGCATGAGCCGGTCATGTGTGGCATTTGAGCCACCAAACATGGTGTAATCTTGCAACGGATTGCTTATACTTCGGTTGTCCGTCATTCCGGTTGCCGGGAAGAAGCCTTGGGTGTCTACCATCGTCACATCCGTCGCGATCTTTCCCGCCAGCATATTCATCACGACCATCGTCGTTGCCTGACTAGCTGCGCTGTACCGCTGTGATGGCGCGATCTTCTTAACAACCCTCTCGGCTGCTGCCTTCTGTTTTTCCTGTTTTGTCTGAGGCTCGGGCTCGGCTTCTGCTTGCTGTTGCTCGGGTTCGGGCTCCGGCTCAGGTTCAGCTTCAACAGCCTCCTGCGGTTCTGCCTGTTGTTCCGGCTCAGGTTCCGCTTCTGCCTGTTGTTCTGGTTCGGGTTCAGCCTCTGGCTCGGCTTCGGCTTGCTCTTGGGGTTCTGGTTGCTGTTCCTGCTGTTGTTCGGGTTCAGCTTGAGGTTCGGGCTGCTGCTCGGCTTGAGGTTCGGGCTGCGTCTGCATTTCCATTTCGATGGCTGCTTCTACCTGCGCTTCTTGCTGCTGTTCCTGCGGCTCTGGCTGCGTTGTCTGAATTTGTGCAACTACGGGCGGAGGTGCTGGCGCTGCTGGTTCAACATACGCAGCGACAACAGTTTGAACAGGTGG